AGAAGTCTTTCTGATCCAGTTCACAATACCCTTTAAAGAAAGATCGGGATAGACCAGGATAACGACGTTTCATGAGTTTCTCAACACGAACATCCTCCAGCACGTTCAGAATGTCCCCAGGCACCTCTAAACGTGCCTCACCGTATTCCAGAGGAGTATATAGGGCATGACCCACTTCATGACCCACTAGCATGTCATACACGTCATTGCTGACATCCTTCCAGATCGGCAGACACAGAACACGATTCTCAATATCGAAGTAGGCAGTCTCTACAGCACGGTGCTCAACGTTGAGATTTTCCGTTGCCAGCAGTTTGGCAAGAGTGCCTTTGACTTCAGTGTTGACCATGGGACCTCGTTTGTATGAAACTATAGTACTGGATCACGAACTCAAGGTCAAGTGGTTGAATGTTAAGATTTACTGAATCCTAGCATTTAAACAATAAGATATACTTATACGTACAGCATTGGTATAATTGTATCCAACTTCATGCTGTAAATATCCTGGCCATAGTAACATATCACCTTCGGTTGGTCTATGCGTATATGTAAATTGATAAAATGGTCTAAGTGTATTGAAAACTTCTACCACTGGTGATGGATTATAAAAAGTAATATCACCACTATTATGTGGACAAAAAATATAATAAGTTCCTGCGGCATCATACTCAGGATGCATATGACGTTGTTGATATGAACCTTGAGGATTAATATTCACCCAAATCTTTGCTAGTTGCATAGTCGTAGCAAATAATTTAGATGCAGATCTTTCTAAGTAATCACTAAAAGATGTATTTTTTAAAAATTCATTGATAGTATCTGAAGATACACTACTCCATGCAGGACCATATAATCTAAATCTATTATCTGTTAGTGCAGACATTCTTACTTGAATTTCTCTTGCCAACCAAAGATGATCAGGATACTGTGCTTGTTCAGTTAGGAACGGATTCCTAAAAATAGAATTATCTTTTGTCATAAGGAAAAATATTATATGGAGATAAGGAGACTCGAACTCCTGACTCCCTGCTTGCAAAGCAGGTGCTCTACCAACTGAGCTATACCCCCAGGTTAAAACTAATTGTTGTTCTATTTAACTCTGATCTTGACGGATATGCAGTATGCATTAACCAAGAAGGAAACAAGAGTAATGTACCAGGTTTAGGGTATATTGTCAAGAGCGCATTAGAAAACCTCAACTCTTGACCAAAAATAAATTGAGTATGTCCATCAGTTAAGGGTACATTATTATTAGAAGTGTCAGATGTAGATGGTGGACAGTCTATGTATAAAACTCCACTAAGTAATCCAGTATGTTCATGTATTGGATTATAATCAGAATACTGACATATATTAACCCATGCAGACAGGATATGCAATGGTTCATGAGTATTGACCTCATTTAAATACTCTTGTCCTGCTTTTAAAAGAAATTTATCCAGACCTATGTTGTTAGCAACTGTATATTCTAAAACATATTGATGTGTGTTTTTGCCCGCAAGGTCAGATGAATAATCAGAGTTTGGTCCAGTCAATAAGCTATTAGCATGATCTCTCAACTTGTACAACATTATATTGTCAATTGTAGTTGAGAGAACCTTAGGACCAAGTTGAAGAAATTTAGACTGCATCGTTAACTATTTTACTAAAATCAGAAACTTTTTCAAATTTAATATTGTGTTCAAATTTATCGGTAAGGACTTCTCCTTTATGGGAGATTACAAAAACATTTGTTTTTTTATCTATACCATGTAAGATCTTCATTAATTCTTCAGTTGCAGAGGAATCCAACGAACTGTCAAATACTTCATCCAATAATAACAAGTTAGTGGATACAGAATTTTTCATATTCGCAATTTCTCTCCAGGTAAACAATAGAGCAAGATCGATCTTTTGTTTTTCACCTTCAGAGAAAGATGCATAGGTAAATTCATCACGATAACGTGATTTAATTACCTCATTAAATTCTTCATCAAGAGTAAAGTTAACATAAAAATCCATGCTTGTCAAGTGCTTATTAATAAATCTGTTCATGTTTGGAACATACTTTTTAATAATCTGTGCCTTAACTCCACTATCTTTAAGTAAGTTAGCAACTACATCATATTCAGATTGTTCCTTAGATACATCTGAACACCGTTTTTCAATTGCAAGATATTCTTCCTTATATGCTTCCAACTTACCTTGCATCATTGCGATGTTTGGAGACTCATTTAGTCGTTGAATTTCAGAATTAAGTTTGACAATATTCTTTTCGTTATGGGCAATCCTATCTCGTAGTTGATTAATTTTATATAAATTATCTTTTAACTTGCTCTCTTGTTTAATAAGAATATCTAATTGATCATTAGTAGAAATAATTTTTTGCTGGAGTTGTATACAACCATTATCAAATTGTTCAGAACTCTTACGAAGCTCGGATAATTTCCGATCTTTGAACTCACTATCGATAATCTGATCACATGTAGGACAAGTATCATTCTCTGTAAAGAATGCAATATCCTTTTGGGTATGATAAAATCTATTCTGAAGTTTATTCAAGATAGCATTTGCATTTTTTAGATCTTGCTTGTGTTTATCAACATTAATAATTTCAGTATGAATATCTAAATTTTCTGCCTCAAAGATATTGATGTCTCTATTATACTCAAAGACTTCTTCTTCCAGAATAGAAATATCTTTGATCTTCAAATCAATCTCACCCACATTCGTTGTTTGCGAATTGCGAATATGATCCTCCTGCATCTTTACTTTATCTTCTGCAGACTTCAATTCATACTTACATTCCTTCTGTCGTTCAAAATTTACACGTATTCTATCTTTCAATAAAAGTTTCATTGTCGAAAAGATTTGAATGTCCAAAATATCTTCAATGACTTCTCTCCGATAGGCAGGAGTTAATTGCATAAACGGCACAAAAGTAGATGAACCAAGAATGACCACCTGAGTAAAGGCTTTATAATTCATCTTCAGAACAGATTGTTCTAACCATTTTTGCTGGTCGGCAGCAGCTGCTGTTTGATCAACTAGTATATCGTTTTTATAAATTTCAAATCTATTAGGTTTTATTCCACGTACAACATTCCAAACAACTCCATTAATAGTAAATTCAATTTGAACTACACAATCCTTTTCATTGATTGAATTTACTAGTTGTGGTTTATTAATTTTGCGAAATGGTTTATTAAACAAAACAAAAGTAATAGCATCCAAGATAGTGCTTTTACCTGCGCCGTTATATCCTTGGATTAAAGTTGAATGATGTCTGTCAAGTTCAATCTCAGTAAATTGATTTCCAGTACTGAGAAAGTTTTTCCATTTAATAGTATTGAAAATAATCATGGGGGAAATACAATGTCTTCAGGTGTAATAATGCAATAATTGTAACCAAATAATTCACAGTTTTTTACTACTATCTCTTGATCTATATCAACAACTTCCAGATGTTCATGCTCCGCACTATCATCATTAGCAACTAGTAGTCCTAGATACCTTTCTGCGTCGTCTATTTCTTCAAACATTTGAACGACTTTACCGTTCGATTTGTCTTGAACTGCATAGACACCTCCGTTTTGTGAATCCATTAACAAGAACATTAGTATTCTAGTGCTTCGGTGTACAGTGTTTTAATTATACCAAAAACTGAGGATTTGTCAACTTTAAATTCAACCTCATCAATAAATTTTTCTAACATAGTTAGTGTATCTTCTATTTCAAGATCGATCTGATCTTCTGGATATTCAAAACTTAAGTCTTCGATAATCTTAAGTTCTGCTGGATGACTATCATAGATTAGTTTTAGGAACCTATCAAATTTTAAAATGTCATCTTTCTTTTCAACAATCAACTTAACATATTTATTCTGGATATCCGAAAAATCTTTAGTGAGGTCAACCGTATCTTCATTATAATATTCTTTATGGAACATTGTGAATGGATTGCGGTAAAATTTGAGATCTAAAGTTTCAGTATCTAAAATATGAAATCCACGTTTTGCTTTATAATCGTTCCAATATAATTCATACGGATTGCCAAGGTAATGAATATTACCCTTATTCGACTTAGTATGAAAATGTCCTGATAATACTTTGTTGAATTTTTTAAAAGGTTCGATACTAATTCCATGTTCCATCACAATACCAGGGACACTCTCAAAACCAGTAAACTCAAGATGGCCCACACAGAGAGTTGAAGTAGATTGTTCCAGAAGTTCGTAAACTCTGGATCGATTATCATCACATATCCAAGGGATGCCAAGTACAGGCAAAGAACCAAGAAGGAATTCACCAGGGCTATCCACAACCTGAATGTTTCCATACTCTCCCAAGAGGAGAGATGGGGCATTAATTCGGAGAGTGTTTTTATAGTAGATATCATGGTTTCCTACGAGCATGGTTAACGTGACACCCATCTTTTCTAATGGATCAAACCACATACCCTTTGCTGCCTCAAGTGAAAGAAAATTCACAGATTTGCGACGGTCAAAAGTATCTCCTAAACAGAGGACGTGTTTAATGTTATATGCTTCAATGAATGGAATTACTACGGTTGAATAAAATTTTTGATAATAATCAACGTAAATTTGCGAGTCATTTCTGACACCAAAGTGTTGATCTGTAATAACGAGGACCTTCATATTAGTATCTACTGGAAGTTTCAATTCTTGATTTTATTTGATTGTAATCTGAATAATTATAATCATCTTCAGTAGTAAAAAGTTGATCATAACCAGACTTTTCAATAATCTTTTCTTTAATGTCTAGTTGTCTTTTTTCTTTATGAATCCGTCTAAGGAAAGCAAAATATACAATTTGCGTAAAGTAAGCAAATGGATTCCTAGATTTCTCAGGATCAAAATTATCAATGTATTGAATGCAGTTCTCAATACCATCGCAAATCATATCATCCTTATACATGTAATTGATAAAGTTTGGACGATAAGATAGATGTGTAGCAATCTTCAAAAAACATTCACCAATGTAATTTGATACTTTTGGTTTTGGCAGTCCTTTATTTTGTGCTATTACAATCTTTTGACGGTAATCAATAAGGGCTGCTAAGAACTCCTGATTATCTATGTAATGGTTCTTTTTCTTTTTATGCATGTAGGATCTAGCAGTCTGGATGTATATTACCAAGTCGTAACACATTTGTCAAGTACTTGACACAGTGCTTCAAAACCAGTACAATCGACCATGTGGGAGTTTCAAAGATATTTAAAAATTCTTTCTAATTTAATCTTTGCATCTTTCAACGTCGATATCATCCCCATTTCTTCAGTTACTTCAATCTCTTTTGTTGATGGTTTGTACGTGGGGTCCTGTTCATTAATCCAAGAAGTATAATAATACTTGATCTCTTTACTCATAGATCCAATACTAACGATAGACTTTTCAGTGATTACGAAAAAGTCTTCATCAGAGAGTTCCATCCACTTATTAAAAGAAATTCCTTTTTGTATTTTTTTAGACTCTCCTTTCAATTCATGTATTTTTGCTTCTGCTGGATCTTGAACATATACATGAGTTTCTCCTTCATCTGCAGATGCTAGCATTTTACCCACTACATATTCTCCTGTAGTGAGTTTGATGACTCCATGGAACTCTTCTTCGTGTCTGATGTAATTAATCATACTTAGCTCCTTAGTTTGACATCGATAATTTCATAACTAAAATCCTCCTCATTGTATATACTAATTCTTTCAAATAGATGCTTTAAAGTATAATTTGGACGATCACCTTTACTTATATTATCGGCAATATCGAATAATTTTGCTTGTGCTTTATTATCCCCCTTTCTCAATACCCTTCCAATTGATTGAAGATTGCGAACTCTTGATTTTGAGGGGGATGCAAATATGACATTATGTAGATTCTTAATATTGATGCCTGTTGAAAACGTTCCGTATGTAGCAACAATGATTGCATTCTTTTCTTTTTCAGTAAGGGAACGAATATACTCTCGTTCTTCTGCCTCTACACCACCATGTACATAAAATACTGGTTTGTCAATACTACTATTTATCAGTTCATAAAGTGGGTCTCCATGCTTCTCGACATAGTTGACGAGTAATAGTGTGTTTCCATCTATATCTCGACATAAGTTACGAATAAATTTATTCCTACCTTCATGCGAAACAATGTAATCCATTTCATCTTGATAGGAATCAAAATGTCTTGATTCATGTTTTAGTAATAAAACACTGATATCTAACTTTGCTAATTGACCCTTATTTTGTAAATCTTTAGTTCTAGTTATTTTATTGCACTTTCCAAATAAACCTTCTAGAACTAACTGATGTGTAGTACTACCATCTAAAGTTCCAGTCAAACCAACTCGATACTTACAGTCATGTAATTTTGTTAGTATACTTGTCAGACTTTTTGCTTTGTAGAGGTGCGCTTCATCGCCGATGACAACATTAAACCTATTAAAAAAATTTTTAGGTTCTTTGTAGATAGATTGCCACGTAGATATGACAACAGGAGATTTTGTATAACGGTCTTTACCTCCATAGATTTTTGCACAGTATGCGTCTGCTTTCCATCCATAATCTTCGAAGTCCTTATACATTTGTTCAACTAGAGATGTCGTTGGCACAATAATTAAAATGTTTCTATCATGCTGTAAGTGCCACCTTACCATCGAATATATGATAAGAGACTTACCAGATCCAGTGGGGGATAGAAGGAGTCTACGGTGGTATTTGATTGCCTCAAAGACTGCCTTATATTGGTAGTCACGTGCTTTAAACGGTAACCCGAGTCCTTTGACGAAACCAACGATTCCTTCTGGAGTGATAAATTCTTCTTCATCATTTGGGTATCCATAGAATTTGTTACCTTCTACATTAAAAGAATATCCACGTTCATTTAAATATTCAGTTAAATGATTGTAGAGACCAACATATATTTCTCCATTACCAGGTGAGTACAAACGAATCTTGCCATCCCACACTCTGCTTTTGTATTGTGGCATGAATTTTGCTGCTGGTACTTCAAACGTAAAGTAGTCTGATAGTTCTTTATGGATATGTGGTTCTGTTTCTACGGTTAGATAAACTTCATTTTTCTTTTTGATAATTGTCATCCACCAGCCTCAAATCTTCTATGTTCTAATGCATTTTTAATTTGATAAGTTCTATTAGAAATCATCCTAAGAATGCTCTCAATATAATTTATACACTCTTCTGCATATGCCATTTTCATCTCACATTTCTGCAAGTCTTCATCTGCATCCATAAACATAGGTATGTCAGTTTTAAGAAGTTTTAAATCAAATGGTCTATCTTTATACTCTTCCTTTGATGCTTTACCACTATAATATTTGTATCTATCTCTCAACAGTGTCTTACATTTAAAGGTGTTTTCCTTAAGTATAAATTTAAACTCTGTGTATAGTTTGTAATATTTTTGGTGTAGTTGAGGTATCTTTAAAGATTCGTTATCAAGATCAAATTCGTTGATTTTACTATCAACTTCCCACATTTCTTGAATCTTTTCTAGGTTCATAATAATTCCACATTAATAATACGAATTTCTCTTTCAGTCTCTGCCATTATATGTTTTTCATTCATCAGAATTTGTGATGCTTCTTCCTCTGAACTAGCAGTAATTATTTTTGTTTTGGTATAAATTTGTTCTCTAACTTTATTGCAATAGTTAAAACCACACCCACTTGGGCAATCTGTTTTGAGTTGGTATGTTAATTTGTATTCCATATTATAGCAAAGAAATACCGTTTTTGTTACAGACATCATAACTTTTATATTTAAAGGTCACTTCTGCAGTGAAAAAATCTGTATCTGTAGTAGTAGCTTCGAATCTGAGAGTATTTAAATTAATTGGATATACATCTTCAAATTTGATTTGAGCAATAGTTTTTAAGTTACTGTTTAAAACAAACAAAGTTGCATCCGTGTTTGGATTGTAAATACCATCATTTGTAGTATTCTGTTTTTCGAATAATTGTCTATCCGCAAAACTATCAGGGACACCTAACCCTCGTAACCATTTTTGAATTAGAATATAATTTTCTAAATTTTCATCAATAAGAAAAGTCAAAACTAAATCATCATACTCAAATGCTGTAGGAACGGGTAGAGGGACAAAGGGTGTTGGTATTTGAGTTTGCAAAACACTCACAGCTGGAATATTTGCAGATTGACAAAAGTATGTGACCTTTTGGTTTTTACCTAGAATGAATCTAAAACCAGCTGGTGATAAGAAATTTCTATTTGCAATCTGTTCTGCAATCATCGTCTTAAATTGTATGACAAACTATTTAGACAAAAAAAGGACCCCGAAGGGTCCTGGTTAATTGAAGAAAGGATCACATTAGGTTGATTACCTTTACCTTTCTGTAGTAGACGTTTGCGTCTGCGGTGAGAGCACCTTCACCTTGGGTAAGACCCTCAGCATATGGGTTAGCAACTAGACCATAACGGGTCTTGAAGCCAATCTTGGGCTGGAAGGTATCCTGACCGATTGCACGTACCATCTGTAGAGGTACATATGGGCAATAGAAGAGACCTGCATCATAAGGTGAGGTTCCCTTATAACCCATTACGAAGAAGTGGTTAGCAGAAACGTTTGCTGAATAAGGATCAACATAAACCTTAATGCGACCATTGAGGGTTCCAACTAGAGTTGAGGAAGTATCATCAACACCAGCAAGAGCATTGTTGCCGTTAAGTGCAGGGGTGTAGTCAAGAACACCAGCCATGCCAAGAGCACTTGCTACGTCTGCAGAGCAAACGATGAAGTTACCCTTACCACGACGAGTCTGTTGACCGATGGCATTTGCTTCTCTTTCGATTTGGAAGAGTAGACCCTTGAACTTCTCTACTGACCAACGACCGTTGGAGTCAACGTCGAGGTCGAATACACCAGCAGTTGCGGTGTTGTTTTGAGCACCAGGCTTTGCGATTGCATAGATGGTACGAACAATCTCACGGTTGATCTCAGCAAGAACCTCAGTTGAAAGAATGTTAGCAAGTTCGGTTTCTGCATCGAGACCATGAACTGCCTTGAGGTCTTGTGCGAGCTCTAGTGAGTACTCAGCCTTGAGGGCACGTGACTTCGCAGTAACAGTGACCTTCTCGATGGAGAAGTTCATTTCTGCGAATGCGTTTGAACCAGTACCGAGTGTTTCTGACTCGTCTGTTCTCATTGCACGACCAGTGGTATAAGTACCACCGTCTAGAAGTGCTGATGGGTTTGCACCTGAGTGTGCAGTCGATGAACCGAAACCTGAGGTTCCAGCTGCGTCACGACCTGTGAAGTCGGTATCTGCTTCGTTGTAGAATGCTTCAGCACCAGCAGTGCGGTTTGTGCCATAACGTGAACGCATTGCGAAAATGAGTCCAGTAGGACCTGTCATTGGCTGAACACCGCAGAGGTCGTAAGCAAGAAGCTTAGGCATCGAACGACGAATCAAGCTGATTAGAACAGGGTCGAAACCTGCTACAGGACCAGTTGATGTTGCGGATGCTGAGAAACCAGCTACTGAAGAGGTTGAACCAGTATGGTTGGTTGGTGATGCTTCTGAAAGCATAACACCACGCTCTTCACGTAGGAATTTTTCTTGGTTTTCTAGAAGAACAGCAGTAACTGCTTTCTTGTAATTGTCTTGAATTGCAGGAAGGTTCTTGTGCTCAAGAATGGGAGCCCACTTTTCCTGCAAATGCTCTGAATTGAACATTGCTTTTGTCTCCGTTTGTGGATATGTAAATATTTATAATTAATTAGGTTTTAGGACCAACGTGAGATAGCATTCATGTATGCGGACATAGAATCCGATACCTGAGTATTCTCTAGTTGTGCATCCTCAGTTAAAGCACCAGGCTTATTTGCTGGGAAATATGACTCCTTGAGAGTTTGAACTTTGTCTCTGAAAGTCTCTTCAGAAACGCACTCGATACTCTCGGTAAGAGAAATCATCTTTTCTCTTTGAGACATTGCCAAACCTTCACAAACTTCGTTCACAATCCCATTCTTAATATAATTACCGAGTTTCTTAGTCAATAGAACATTGCTTTCGATTTGCTCGTTAAGTTTGCCTTCCATAGTATCTAGTTGACCTTCCAATTCATCTAATAGGTCAACTCTCTCGTCGTCAATGTTAACATTGTTATCGACGAAAACTTGTCTGAGACCAGTCATTACTGACTCTGCGATCTCAGTTTTAATGCCGTTCTGGATCGCAATTTCATTTTGCTCCATCCAGGTGGTTACGGCATAGTTGAGGTAAGTATCTACTTTTTCTGCTAGTTCTAACTTAACCTTCTCAACTTCTTCCTTGAGTGCTACAGCATACTCTTCATGAATAACTTCTAGTTGCTCATTGATACGAGAAATAACTGCTGCCTCAAAAATTGTTGCTGCCTTGGTTTTGAACTCTGCGGAAAGATCTTCACCCTCGGTAAGAGCAGCAACGTCAGAAGAAAGATCAACATCAAATGTTCTTGTCTCTTCTTCCGTTACAGACTCTTCCGCATCCTCTGATTCTTCGGCAAGTTTGCCTGAAGCTTGTGATGGATGTGTAGAGGGTGCCGCAGTCTTCTTCATTTTTGCAGCAACTTTCTTACCAATAGGACCACCATCTGGTGTTTCTTTTGATGATCCACCGAGATCCTCACCTTCGTTATGAAGTTCAGATTTCTCAGCTGGCTTAGCACCTTTGGTAACTACATTCTCTTCTAGTTGTTCATCTTCTGAAAAGATTTGCTCAATTGCTTCTACTTCTGACATTACAGTCTCCTTGATAATTTCTATTATTTCTATATTTATTTATAAATTACAATGATTTTAGAAATTGCTCAAAGACTTGAGCTTGTCTTTCAATCAATTGCGACTTGGTTGGAGCAGTTTTTACGTAGGTCTGCATTTGTTGAATTTGCGATTCCGCAATTCTTCCATTCTGCCAAACCCACTCTTTACCTTCCATAATTCCATTTACAAATGCATCTGGTGCGGAAGGATCTGCTACAATATCAGCAGCAGTAGCTAGCATGAAATCATCTTTTACATAATGGATTCCATTCTTTTCTTCTAATGATCCTAGACCTCTAGAAGAAACTCCTAACTTAACTCCCTCATCGAGTAATGATTTTGCAATCTTACCCATGGGAGTTTCTAGAAGTTTTGCTCTACCAATAAAATTATTGTTTTCTCTTTGTAGAGAAACAATTTTATGAGAAACACGATCAAGATTGATGTTTGGACCATCAGGATGACCTAGTTCCCCAAGAGCTCTGCCCGTTCCGACAAAGTTCTCATTGTATTTAGCAACTTCTCTCTCAAGAATGTTCACATCATAATATCTTTTATTGCGATTTTCCATATTTCCTTGAAGGAAAATCCCCTCAATGAAGTAATTTTTAGAACCTGTTTCTTTCGATTCTTCACAAATTACAGCAATTTCTTCAATTGCCTCTGAAATAAGTTTCATTATTCTTCTTCCTCTTCTGTTTGTGGATTAAACCAAGATTGTGCAATTTCAATTCTCTTATCGGCAATTGCGTCAATAGATTTTTCATTCATCGCAGCAGCAACATAATCCATCACATCAACTTTATTATCGTTGAATAACGCATCTACAATATTGTAAGCATGATCTGACATAAAATATCCTCTATAATAAACTATTTATTAAAAAATTAAAACTCACCACGTTTGTAATCAGCTTCATCTGGACCAGGAGGTAGTTGTTCTTCCATAGGAACTTGCCCAGGAGCACCACCCTGCATCATTGGATCATTCATCATTGCTGGATCTGGGATAATACCATTCGCAATTTCTTGTTCTATCTGCTGATCAATTTCTCCAATTTCCGTCTCAGTTTGCTTAAGAATTTGACGACGAATATAATCAACGGAGAAATATTTACCAAGGAAAGGATCCATTTGTGAAACTAATCCAAGTCTTTCGTTGAGCATTTCATTTTCTTTGAGTTCAGCAAAATGATTATCTGCAACGTAACTAAATTGGATATGCTCCTTCATCTGATCCCAATCGTCCAGGGAACAGACTCCTTTTAATACGCATTGTGTCTTAAGAAGATCTAGGAACAAGTCACTAAACTTTTTGCGGAGACGAGTAATAAATTTTTGGAATTTAATTTCATCACGATTAATCTCTGCAGATCTTCCAATGTTGAAAGTGTTCTCCGATTCCAAACGTGACTCGGGAACATTTAGGGATCTGTATAATTTTCTTTGGAAGTATTTGACATCCTCCAGTTCACCCAAATTCTGCCCACCAGGGAGAGTAGTAATTTCCGTTCCTCTACCACCCTCACGACGAGGAAGCCAAAAGTCCTCAAGCATCGACATAAATTTGCGATCATCTTTGATCTCTCCAGTACTAGCATCGTAAACTAACTTATTACGATAACGTGACATCACTTCACGTAAATATTGTTCTGCTTTTTGCTTAGGTAGATTGCCTACATCGATATAAAAGATTCTTCTTTCTGGAGCACGAGACAAACGATAGATAACAAGTGAGTCCTCAATCATGCGGAGTTGGTTGAGTGCCTTAATTGCTTTGTGCATGTGTGACAGAACCATGTTTCGGTTCATGTCTAACAGACCAGAGTGTGCATAACAAATAGCATCATTAGAAACTTTGATGCCAGTAGTATCGTAACCACGAAGACCCTTGTTGTTGTAGACATAGTATTCCACCGATTTACGACTGATTGCTTCATCGGTGATACTACCTGGTACAGAACGTTCTTTTTGTTCTTCAAACTCAATAACTTTACGGATTTTACGAGGATCAATAAATCTTAGTTCTAAAATTCCTTCTTTTGGGTTCTGTAAATCTACTACTTTATGATAAAATAATTTTCCATCAATATACCAACGACGGAAAATGTCATAAGATTTCTTATCAAAATCCAAAAGTTCTAAAACATTATGAAATTCTTCTCTTATTCTTCTTTTTAATGAATCTGAAACTTTTAAATTTGAAAGTTCAACTTCTACTGGAACGTCATCCATTCCACCGTTAATTGCTTCATTAACAATATCATCAATTGCAGAATCACATTCAGGATGAAGAGACATGTCACGATAACGCATGACAAGTTCCCATTCATTTTTAACATAACCATCGATGTCTACATACTGACCAAAATAGCCACCTCCAACAATAGGGGTGGCTGCATCATCAGATTGGGGTTGGACAAAGGAGGGTCCCTTAGGACCTTTCTTTGCCCTCTCCAAACTATATCCAAATAGACGAGATTGCTGCTGCGTCATAATCTAAAGAAACTCCAGTTCTACTGGATTATTTATGCAAAAAGAAATTAGGTTCTGGCACCAGAATCTAGATTCTCTGCTTCACTGTCAGTCTTTTGGGTCCAGTATTGAACTTGGAACTCAACAGTATACTCTTCGATAGCATCGTTGGATTCCCATGCAAGGTCAATTGCACTTACGTTTGTTGGGAAAATATCAACGAATTCGTAAGAACGAAGAATGTCACCCTGTCTACCTAACTGTCTTACAGTTGCTTTAGCATAATAGTCACTGATTTTAGCAAAGTCCGAATAGTTCTCATTTTGATATTGGATCTTGGAAATCCAAAGTTCAAAGTAAGAACGTAGTTGGAACTTAGCATCATTCATGACGGTAACAGTCCATGGTTCGTAGGTACGATCACCTGCGATTTTCAGAGTACGACCTCTGAAAGGAACTTCAATAACACCAACTGTGGAAGCAGGTAGGTTTGCTGCCTTGACCAGAACTAATGATTTCTTTTTGAGATCACTGCTGGACGCACCCTGATTCGTTGAACCAGTAATAGCAGTAGGGAAATTTAATTCCACTTGGAATAGATTAGGACGAGCAAAATCCGAATTTACATATGACTTAAATGTATCAATACTTGCTCTAGACTTACTTGCCATTTTGAATAGTCTCCTTTTAGTTTAAGTATTTATAATCAGCTGACGATTTCAGCAAAGGTTGTGCCAGTTCTGGTAGCAACAAATGTTAGGGTGATGTAGTTGATGGAACGTGTTGGCTTCACGTAAATTTCAGCATAGAATTCACCACGATCAATTGCTTCTGGTGGGTTATTTGTAGAATCACAAACAACTAAGAAATCAATGATACCTCTGCGACCTTGTACTTGACGGAGATATGGTTCAATGATATTTCTAAAGGATGAACGAGTAATTTCATCATTTAGTTCAAAGAGTTGCTGCTTGGCAGCATCTGAGATTGTTCTCTCAATTGCAAGGAACAAACGACGAACGTTGATTCTATCGAATGCTGACTGATAACCAAGTGCAGTCTTATCACCAAAGAGAACAATACCTTGACCTGGGAAATTAACGACTGGGTTAATTCTGTTAGCATATAGTTTGTCTCTTTGATCTTTCAGTGGTGAGTATGCTAGTTTAATAGCATTCTTGAGTGCACCTCTGTTTAGACCTGCTGGTGAGAACCATGGTTCTTGATTTACTGTGGTCTGTAAGCAAAGACCAGCAATATCAGCATTACATGGAATGTAACGATAAGTATCATTATACTTGTCGTAAATATACTTGTAGTTGCTATCAAACACAGTGTATGAAGAAGACTGTAGTAGGCTATAGAATACTACGGATCTGTCAACAATGACATTTGGATCAACTTGTCCTACAACATCTCCTCTAATTGGTGAGATGAATGCGATACAATCCTTACGGGTATTTGCAATATCAATTAATTTTTGTGCCTTTGCAACACTATCTTGGAATGATCCGAATGAAGGACCCATGATTAGATAGTCAACCTTAACGGTTTCTTGGTCCGCAACTAGATCATATGCACCAAGAACTTGATCTCTGGAGAGAGTATAACCATCTTCTCCACCTTGTAAGGTGTATGAAATTGTGGAATTATTCTTGGTTGCAACTAGATCTTCATTTAGTAGATTCTTGAAAGCTACTGATGACTTGAAGAGGTCGAAACTTCTATTTAAACCACTTGAACCAATGTCACCAATTTTTGTTGCATCTACATCATAAATTTCATTTTGCTCATGTGAACCCCAATATAGATATTGTGAGTTGGCTTTGAGGACATCTCTGTAATAGTTATTTTCCCCTTGTGGTCCTTTAGCATTGCTTGCTTTTGAGATGAATAGGAATTTCTCTAAAACTGAACCAGGGGTTCCAGTGATCTTACCATCTGCATCGAGAACAAGCATGTGCATTTCATCATTCTTTCCACCTCTTTCATTAATGAATTGAGATGTAGTTGGACGTGGTGCAATGTTGATCCACTTTTGACCATCACCAAATTCACGATCTTCATATTCTGCTCTTACACCAAGGATGATAACAGTTCTTGCTGCTCCCACAGTAGGTGAATCTGATACGTTTTGGTTAACCTGGAACAATGCCGAACTGGTTGCGTGAGTATAAACTCTTCTTTCTACTCCAACAATAGTACCAGTAGCTCCTCCAGGTCCAGTTAGGGTTTGTCCGTTTTGGAAGTATGTTGTTGAAGAACCAACTGTTACCTCTAGAATTCTTCTGCCTGGATCCCAAGCAACTACAGTTGCAGCAACTGCACCAGAAGCAGCAGTAACAGCAGCACCAGCTACGAATGTTCCAGCAAGACCAACAGAATCTAACTTTACGAGCACTGAATAGTGGTATACTTTAGCAGAAACGTTTGCAGGGCTATACTGAATACTTGCTCCTGCTGGGAATGACCATTCAACTCCAGATGAAGGAGATGCAACGGTTAGTACTTGATCAGCACCAGCATCTGTCATAAGAATCTTAAGTGAATTCCCATAAGTTCCAGGAGTACGTGCTGCCCATACCCATGGGTTTGCTGCAGATTCTACAGTTGTTTCGTAGAAGTTTAGGTTCTTGATTAGTGGTGGGGTAATACCAGTAACGTTGGTTTCGTTTAAGTTAGTAGCATCAATAGTAACAACAAGTTTTGTAACATCAGCACCATCAGCATGTGCTGCAGCAGTTGTTCCAAATTGAGCTCTAGATACTGTTAGGTTATTTGCAGTAATAGCAGTTACCTGAAGAATTTCATTTCCAATAATAATGTAACCGTTAACAGCAATGTTTAAGTTAGGTGCAGTAGTTACTGTTAGGGTTGTATCAGATGCAGTGAAAACTCCACCTTCGTTAATTGTTGTTTGATTGGCAGTAATTGGTTCCAATAAACTAATTGGTCTTCCAGCAACGTGAGATGCAGCAGATGTTGAAAGTGCCCCTCTAACTACGGTGACATCGTTACCACTTACTGCAGTAACAGTCATGAGTTCACTATCGATTCTAATGTGATCACCAACACTGAAGTTAGTTGATGATACTACACTAACTACTGTATCGGATGCAGATAGGTTTGCACTAACAACGGTTGCTTTATCAATAGCATTTCTTAGTGATGCACTATTTGCACGAATAACTTTTAGTGATCCACCATAAAGCATAAATTGAGATGCTGAGTACCAAAACTCATAGTTTTGATCGTTTGGTTTGCCGAATACTTGAAGTAATTGCTTTTCTGATAAGATGTCTACAACTTCCTCAACAGGTCCTTTTTCAAATGAACCTGCAATAACTCCAATGTTGTCAACAACTGTATTGGCAACTGTAGTAAGGTCTCTCTCGACGACCACTACTCCAGGTGATAGCTGAGTAGATGCCATTTGTTATTCTCCTTAGAATATCATTTTGTGTCTATGAATATTTATAATTTAGGAAGTTTCAAATGGGGAAACTTTGCGTGAACTACCAATCTGGATATGTCCAATATGTTTGTTTGTCTGATTTTCTACTAGACATGATTCTTTTTACAGTGCATTGCTTGCACTCATACGAATATGCAGAAGGGTATGGACCTCTATCTTTATGTGTTTTATAAAAATCGTCCAATAAATTTTTCACCTTTCCACACACTCTGCATTTTCTCTGAGTGAATAATATATGCTCTAGTTCTATCTGATCATCAAAATCCATTAACGGAATTCCCACATAAATGCTTTGTCTCCATATTCATCAACATGCCAACGATCCCCTTCAGAATCAACAAAACTTTCACCACCACCTAATCCATCATCCATGAATCCAAAGGGTGCCATGTCTGCTTCAATTGCCTCTCTCTGTTCCTCATAGATTCTTTGTCGAACGTCATTGTCATGAAGTTCCTTAAAGAATGGTTGCATTGCCAACCAAGCAAAGATGACCAAAGACATTGCTAAGTCATCATTACAACCCTCTTCTGCCTGAAAACTATTTTGTTTCTGAATAAAAGTAGTTAATTCACTGATAGTATCATAGTCTTTAATTAATAACTTATCTTCTTCGATAAGTGCTTTTAAGTTGGAGCACCCAACTTTTTTAACTGCCATAGTCATTCTCACACCAAGGGATGCTTTCTTGCCCGAGAATCCAGTGCCCACAATTTGTCCAGCTCTTCCCCTCATAGAACACATGAGTAGGTTGTCATATTCTAAATCATATTGCAAAATATCAGCAACCTGTGCACCAATATCATTTACCTCAATTAAAATATGACATTTATTATATGCCTTTGCTACCTGATTAATGATATTGGGTAAAATAATAGGTTTAATCTCATTGTCTTTAAATTTGGCAACAAGTTTGTATGGAATAGTAGTAGTATCCATCACTGTAAATGCTGAGTAATCATTGTTTGTACCACGAGATACATCAACAGTCATTACATATTGGTGGTCACTAATTGGATCTTCAAAAATATCTAGTCTACCATTTTGTTTAATGGGATCTTCATAAACCATATTCCTTAATTTTGCAGGATTGATTAGAGTATCAACCGATCCCAGAAACTCACACTCAAATTCTTGAGTAAACTGTCTCTGAGAAGTGTTTGCAATTGTTTGTTCTTTCCATGCAGCATCACGACCAGGAACCTGAGACCAATGAACTTCTAGAGGGATATAACTATTCTTCTGCCTTTCAGCATCATGCCAAAGTTTATAGAACATGTTCATTCCGTTTGGTGTCGAAATGATAATTACCTTGGTTGTTTTACCAGATGAAATCGTAGGATATACAGAAGAGAAGAACTGCTCTGCAATATTATTTGGAATGAACGCAAACTCGTCTAGGAAGATGATATTAAACGAGTTCCCTCGAACTGCACTAGATGACGTGGATGCAGCAATAATCTTAGAACCGTTTTCTAATTCTAAGGATCCCTTGTTCCAGGATACAATACCATGTTGCATCCACTTGGGTAAATTTTCATATGATAGTTGTAAACGAGACAAAAGTTCTCTTGACGTTTCTGCCTTGTTTGCTAGAATAGCAATCTTAACATTGTCATTGAACAATGCATAGTGCATCAGATAGGAAACACATGTTGTTGATTTTCCTGTCTGACGTGGGAGTTTTGCAATGTTAAATCTATTCTCGTGAAAATTTTTAATAAGTTGCTCTTGGAAATCCCATACATTAAATGGAACAAGACCTTCATCCAAGGAAACAATCTTTACATAATTTTTGGCAAAATAAAGTGGATCATCTGAACATTTAATATATTCTGCAACTTGCTCAGCAGTAAACTCTTGCTTTACATTTGCTTTTTTGAGATTAGGATTACCTAAATAAACTTCATCGTTTGGCATCATCTTTTGGTTCGGGCATCAATGTATTTAAACTATTTAACCTACTTGCCCATGTGATTCCACTTGTTGAACCCCTACAAGGATTTATACAAGTATCATCACCATATTTATTGCATACTAAACCAGCAAGATCATGTGGATCACCTTCTTTACCCGTTCCAGACCAATAGTGTTGATTGTTGATCCAGGTAGCTCCACATTTGGGGCAAATTTTAGAGTGCATATATTTTAAATTAATTTGCGGTGTTAGTATTTATGAAAAATTGTAACACCATGCACTTAAATTACTTCTTCCGTTTGGATTCCAACACTGAAAAATCTTTTTTCTTAGTACCACCATCATATTCCCAAGCATAACCTTCAACAATCATCTGGTCGTTGACTGATATTTCTTCACCGTTGATATACAGGTGTCCGATGATACGACCATACTTCTCTGTGCTATCTGGAAGTTCAGTCTTGATTAAAATATCTCTAGCAAACCTCAATTTTTCTTTGAGCCATTCTTTCGATTCGAGTCCGAGTTTCTTTTCGTATTCATCTTTTGTTCTACTCTCAGGCGTGTCAATGCCCGCAAGACGAATTCGCTTACTGAGAGAGATATCAAAACCAAGATCAATGTCAGCGTCAATAGTGTCGCCATCTACTACCTTTGCGATTGAACGAATTCTGTAAATATATGGGTCTTTATTCATTCCACCATCCCTCTTGTTTATGTATCCAAATTTTTAAATCTTTGACGTATTTTCTAAGTATTTGTGCTTGTTCTTCATGCCAAGGATCACCAGTTTTCATATAAAAACGAGTGTGATGATCTATAGCTTTAAGTATTTGATAGATGGCAGGATTCCAACACTCCCTTTGTGGAGTGTTCCATTCTCGTGGCACGGGATTACTAGCGAGTGTACGTCAGTATAACGAAG